ACACGATGATTATCGACGGGCTGCAAGTCCCAGATGTTTCCGACGCCGCGAAGGCTGCGATTGAAAAGCTGCAAGGCCAGACCGTCGCCCTCGCTGCTGACCTCGCTACTGTAACCACGGCGCGCGACACGCTGCAAGGCGAAAAGGTCGTGCTAGAACAAAAACTGAAAGACGCCGAAGTTACCCCGGCGAAACTCCAGGTTTTGGCAGACGCCCGCGCCAAGGTCATCGCAGACGCCAAACGTGTCGCTCCCGAAATCGTATGCGACGGCAAGACGGACGCAGAAATCCGCAAGATGGCCGTTGTCGCGAAACTCGGTGACGCCGCCGCCGCCCTGTCTGACGCCGCTATCGAGGGCGCGTTTATGGCACTGGTTCCGGTGGCCGATGCTGACGCCGATCCGATCCGTCAAATCGTGAAGGATGGCGGGTTGAAGTCTGGCCTTAGCGATTACGACAAGGCTCAAGCCGAATACGTCGCACGCACGACCCGCAAAAAGGACGCCTAAGAGATGGCATTGCTCCCTACTCCGCTGCTGAAAATGCCCATTGGTTCGCCCGGCGCATGGGCGAACATGGAGGAATGCAACTCCTTCACGGCGTTCGCAGATTCTGAATTCGCTTACGGCGTCCCGCTCGCGTTTGGCGCTGCTAATACCGGCGCTAACATGGGCGTGGTTCCTCTGACCACGACTAAGGTTTTCGTCGGTGTATCTCTGGCGAACAACAATCCTACTGGAACCGCCGTTAGCGGCTCTGAACGCTACGGCGTAGGCGATTGCCTTGGCGTTGCTGACGAAGGCGTCGTTTTCGTCCGCGCTGGAGCGTCGGTCACTAAGGGTGCCAAGCCTTTCTATGACCCCGCCACGCTGCTTTGGCACGGCGCGTCCGCATCGGGCCGCCTGCCTATTCCGGGCGCTCGTTTCGACGACGCCGCCGCATCTGGCCAGCCGGTCGCCCTGAAATTCCGCGTCGAGCCTGGTGCCGCCGCTGTCACCGCCGTTTCGTAAGGGGAACGATATGAACTTCCAACTCAACGATGCGGACGGCCTGAACTTTCTGGTTCAGCAAACGCGCGTCCTTTCGACCCGCGCGCTCAATGTCGAATACGACACGATCAACATTGCCGAATATATCCCGGTAAACACCGATTACCCCGAATGGGCGTCGGGCGTTGATTTCCAGATCGGCGACGTAACCGGCGCGGCCAAGTGGCAATCTGGATGGGCCAAGGACGTGCCGCTGGCGGATGTGAAACTGCTTTCGGTCGGTTCGGACTTCGCCATGTATGCGGTCGGCTACCGATATAACGTCGAGGAAGTCGGCAAGGCAATGTATGCCGGTTACCCTCTGACCGCGCGCAAAGCTGCCGCCGCCCGTCAGGCTGCCGATCAGTTTGTCGCCGAAGCCGGTTTCTACGGTGGTGGCCATCCCGGATGGACTGGCCTGATTAACCTGTCTGGTGTTGCTGCCGCTGCATCCCCAGCGACCGGCACCGGGTCGGCTCGAAACTGGTTTTCAGCGTCGGGCGGCATCCTGACTGGGCTGAAAACGCCGGACCAGATCGTCGCCGAACTGAACTCCGTCGTCACCGGCCCGATGCTTAACACGCTCGGGTTCCGTATGACGCAACTCAGCGACACGGTTCTGCTGCCGTCGTATGCGCTGAAGTATATCACGGACACGCCTTACGGGGTCACGGCCCCGAACAAGTCGATCCTGCAATACTTCCGTGAGAACAACCCGTATACGGCCCAGACGGGCCAGCAACTGACCATCCGTGACCTTCCCGCCTCGGCTGGCGCTGCGGACGCTTCCAGCGGAACGGACCTGACTGGTCAGGGGCGTATCATCGGCTATCGCAACAACCTCGACTCGCTCGAAATGCCGCTGCCGATGGCGTTCAACTTCCGTCCGGTTCATCAGCACGGCCCGCTGCAATGGGAGATCCCCGGCATCGGACGTGTGGGTCAACTGATCCAGACCCGCGCTGGAACCATCCGCTATCTGGACGGCGTATCGGCTGCCCCGGCCTAAATAGCCGGATAATCACGAAACGAGAGGGCCGCTAGAAATAGCGGCCTTTTTCGCGTAGAGTTAGCAACCCATCGGAGGTTTCCATGAAATACACGATTAAAAACCCGCTGAACTCGCCGTATTCGGTAGCGGGCGAAGATGGCCAAGTCCACATTCCGGCACGCGACGAGGTGACCGCCGACTTCACGGATATGCAAATCCTTGCGATCAAGGCGACGGGATATTTTGAGGTTACAGAGGTCAAACGCGGCCCCGGTCGCCCGCCTAAATCGGACGCGTAACCCATGCCCTATACCACGCCAACCGCTGCTGAACTCAAGGCGTATCTCCCCGCGTTCGCAGACGTGGCGGACGCGACTGTAGATATGTATATCGCGGGCGCGCAGGTAGACACGTCGTGGTTCGAGAGCGACTATCAGCCCGCCGTGATGCTGTGGGCGGCATGGGCTATGACCGACGTAGGTTTCGGCGCGGGGGCAGAGGTCGCCGGTTATATCGCGTCTGGGGTGACAAAGTTTAAATCGGGATCGCTGGACGTGTCGTTTTCGGATGCGGCGTCGTCTGCGTCGGGTTACGACACGAATGTCTATGGGCGTCGTTTCATGTCGCTGTATCGCAAGAATAAGGCGGGTCCGCGCGTGATCGTCGGGCGTCCGTCGTGTGGGGTCGCGCCGTGGGGCTTCTAGATGGTGGTGGCGCGGCTATCCTGAACGGCGTATTCGGCGGTCTATACCCGTCCGGTTCGCTCGTTCGCCGCACGATCACCGAGGATGCGGGCGGGTCTCAGACGGTCACAGAAACCACGACCGCGATCAAGGTCCAGACAGACCGCGTAACCGAAGCCATGCGCGTGGCCCCAGGTTATACCGATACAGACGTGGCGCTGATTATACTCACGGCGGGCCTAGGTGGTGACGTGACGACCGATGACCACGTGATAGACGCGCGTGGTGATCGATGGTCTGTGGCAATGCCCGCGCTGGATGCGTGTGGGTCGCACTGGACGGTTAGAGGTCAAAGGACGTGATTCCGCTAAAGGAAGCCGTCCGTCGTAATCGCCCGCGCGTCCAGAGCGTGACGTTTCGGGAGATCGCCCCGACTAAGGCGCAATCCGATACGCTCGCGGCGATTTATCTGGACGTTGTTCGTCTGTGGCGTGACCTTGGCGCGCGAGTTCTGACTGTCTATGACCCGCCCGCATTGACGACCGACACTCAGCCTGAAATAGACGCGGTGCTTACTCAAGGGCAGAACGCCGCGAACGCTCTAACCGCGTCGCTGTCTATCCGCCTCGACGGATGGGCGGCGGCGTTGGCGGCGTGGCATTCCCGAAAATGGGCGGCTAATGTATTGGCCGCGTCTGGCGTTCGGATTGATGGGTTTCTGTCTAACGCCATGATTGCCGATGATCTAGCCGCATCTCTGAACTGGAATAAGTCGCTAATCCGAAACGTGTCAGACCAGACGCGCGACCGAATCGCGAATATCGTATGGTCTGGATGGCGCGCACGGACGCCCCGGAATGTGATCGCCCGTCAGATTAACGAGGCGGTCGGGTTGGGGGTTAAGAGGGCGCGAATAATCAGCCGGGACCAGTCTGTAAAACTTTCGTCAGCCTTGGACGAATCCAGAATGCTTGAGGCGGGTCTGGACGAATATATCTGGCGTCATGGAGGATCAGCAAATCCGCGCCATAACCATCTTGAGCGCGAAGGCGAGATATTTAGCGTTGCTAATCCGCCCGCCGACGGACCTCCGGGCACCCTGATAAATTGCAAATGTAAGCGACAGTCTTACCTGAATCTCGATTAGCGTGGTATACTGTCGGGCCGTAGGGGCGTTGACGCGCATCCTACGGCCCTAATCACAGCGAACGGAAGGGTTCGATATGACTGACCAGAAACTATGCTCGATTGAAGGATGCGGCAAGCCCGCAAAAGGCCGTGGATGGTGTGCAGCGCATTGGTGGCGTTGGCGCAATAACGGCGATCCTCTCGCCCTAAAATCAAAGGCAATCAAGCCTGAAAAGTGCAGCGTTGAGGAATGCGAAAACGGCCCGACAGACAAGAGGGGAATGTGTAACACGCATTATCTGCGCTGGTATCGTCATGGCGACGTGAGCGTGACGCTTAGGAGCGGAAACGGCACTATCCCGGCGTGGCTTGACGCGCACAAAGGGTATGACGGCGACGGATGTTTGACATGGCCGTTCGCGCGCGGAACCGATGGCAGAGGCATGTGTCACGGATACGAAACCCCGCAAGCGCATCGGGTTATGTGCATCATGGTCAACGGACCTCCTCCATCTGACGTTCACGAGGCGGCTCATTCTTGCGGAAAAGGCCACGAGGCGTGTGTTCACCCTAAGCATCTTCGATGGGCGACGCCTAAAGAAAACGCGGCTGATAGATGGGTCCACGGCACAGAAGTGCACGGAGAGCGATCTTACGGAGCGAAGCTTAGGGAGGCAGACATACCTGTGATAAGGTCGAGGCGAGGCGAAACCGCTGTATCGGTCTCTCTTGATTATGGAGTCGACGCGGAGACTATCAGAAGTGTTTGGGACGGAAATACGTGGCGATGGCTAAAGTAACGGATAGCGGTTTTCGCAATCGACTTAAACGAATGGCGGCGTCTCGAACGCTAACAGATCGAGCCTTATATGCAGCGGGTCAGGCGATAGAGATTTTCGCCGAAATAAGCATAACCAGGGGGAGCGTGAGCGGAAAAGGCCACGTTCCCAGCAAGCCGGGATCTCCTCCGTCAGCCGATACCCGCCTGCTAGACACGTCGATTGACACTGTAGTCGTCGGGCCTAATCGAGTTGACGTGGTGTCGTCCGCTCCATACTCGGCCCCGCTCGAATTCGGCACGTCGAAAATGGAAGCGCGCCCGTTCATGGGGCCTGCAATGCGCGCGAAGAAAGCCGAAGCCGTTGACCTGATTAAACGGGCGGTGGCGAAGTCGGCTAAGTGATGGTGCCGTGTAGTGGTAAAGCGAAGGTTTAACGTCCCTTCGCACGACGGGCCTCCCTACTGCCTAGGGAACCTGGCGCTGATAAATCAGCGGGCGAACTTTCATCGCCTCCCTTACCCAACCTCGGCCAGCGACGTGGAGTCGAACCACGATGCTCTTTTTCCGGCTTGGATCATCCCCCCATTTAACCTGCCTGGCCTCTTCCTTGGGTGATCTTAGCAGGCACCAGAATAATGCACAGCGGGGTTGCAACTAGCGGCCCGAAAACCCCGACCGCCCCACTGAAGTCAAACCCTACCCAATCCCGCCGTTTCCGTCTATACCTATTCGCAGATATTTTTAGGAGGTCTCGAATAATGCGCGTTAAAATCACCGCCCCGTTTGATTACGTGACCACTCGCGCGAATAACGGCCTTGCACTAGCGTCTGTGGCATACACTCCGACTAAGACCCCCGTAACCATCCCGCAAGCTCATGGCGAGGCGGGTGTAGCAGCGGGCAAGATGGTCGAGGTCAAGGAAGTGGCCAAGCGAGCGGATGCGGATAAATAATGTCCGTTGACCACAACCTACAGCTTCGACGCGCCATCCTACCCATGCTCAAGGCGGAACCGGTCATCGCGTCACTGACTGGCGGGCGGGTGTATTCTGAATCGCCCGCCAGCTTGCCCGACTTCCCGTTCATACGCTACGGCAACAGCGACGGGACGCCTACTGAATGGTCATGCGCCGAAGGGTCTGAAAATGCTATTACCGTTCACGTATTCAGCCGCGAACCTGGAACCGACGAATGCGCCCGCCTCCGAAAAGCCGTCGTGCGCGCCCTCGATCAGAAAACCCGCCAGCTTGAAGTCGATCCTGATACGGGCGGTTCGGCTACGGCGGTCGATATCCGCGTGACGTTTCTGCCTGCCCTATTCAGAGACAGCGACGACGTGGCGGCGTGGCATGGGGTAGTGAACGTGGCGGCGACGGTGGTGGAGGATTTTTAGACGGCGCAGTATTGCCCGTCGCCCTTAGCATTCAAGGCCATCCAGATTTCGGCGCAGTCGTGCGATCCCTCTGGGCCTTCATAAAAGCTCGTATCGTCTGAGACGTTATCCCACATATAACGAAGCGTATGGACCTCCATTGCCATGAGAACTTCCATTCTCGATTCCTGACCTTCTTCGTATCGAGCCAATCCCTCGTTGATCTGGTCGATAGACAGGCCCGTCGATTTTAGGGCGCGTTCCATAGGTGTGGGGAATTTAGTTACATTCGTCATTCTCAATCCTCTCCAAAAGTGGCTTCGATAACCTTCTGCCTAGACCCATACGATTTAGCGAGCCAGTCAAGCCGCGCTCTTGTTTTACCGTTTAGAATGATCGTGACGCGCTTTTCGTCGTTGGCGCGCATCTTCTCAGACTGACGGTCTAGGGCGCGGCGTTGGGCGGGGGTCATACCTCATAAATCCTGACCTGATGCGGCCACACGTCGATACCACGACGCTCGCGCAGAACGTGCGAACCCCACTCTTGGAGGCTCTCTGTAGTGGCTCGCAGCGAGGCGGCGAAGACGACCTCATAAGATCGTCCCGCTACCGTGGCTTTTGCCTTAACGGTCAGCATGGAGACACCACGCCGAAGACGCCGATGCGAGAGTCTGTCCATTTGGAACCGTCAGCCTCGACCAGATCGACTTGCAACTCGCCGCCCGTTTCGTTCGCCAGCTTTTGAGCGGCGGCGTCGGCTTCATAGAACGTGCCGACGAATTGGACTTCGGCAAACTGAACCGTTTGGTAGGGGTTCATCGGGCTGAAAACGAAAGTGGAGATTTGCATCTGCTTAGTTCCTGTGGCCTTGGCTCCATCGCCGCCGCCGATGACTCAACATACACCCTCCTCACCCTCTAGCAAGCTATAATCGACGCGGCCCGCATTTTTCTTTATACGTCATAGCCAAGCCCGCACTGGCAGGCGGACATAGCATCTCTGGACAGAGACGCATCCCTTAGAAGGAGCCACTTATGGCCCAACTCGTTCCGGTTCGTTTTGGCGAACAAACCATCCAGTTCGGTGACGGCGCTACCCCGACCGAAGCCTTCACCGCTCGATGCGGTGTGATCGGTATTTCCGAAAACTTCTCGATCAATACGCAGGCCGATGACCTGCCTGATTGTAACGACGTTGACGCGGCCTCGTTTGAATCTCCCTACGTCGTTTCGGAGGGCCGTTCTGTCGATTTGGAAATCCAGGCCACCGCGACGAATAAGCCGTATTTCGAGGGACTGATCGGCGCGGACCCGA